TTCTTTGTCCATCGGCATTTGCGTTCCGTCCGGAAGTTCCACTATTACGTGATTGAGTTCTACCATTTTGTCTTACCTTTTCCCTCGCTTCGAGTATTTTAAGATCGGACTGTACTTGTGCTTTCCTTGCTTCGAGAGTCTTAATTGCATCGAGGTGCTGCTGATAAGTATCTCCACCCTGCGCCTTATATTCTTCACTCTTACTATACAGTTCTTCAAGCTGTTTGTCAATCTCGTTTATCTGAGATCTGAGGTCTTCCATATTGAAATCGGTATACGCGCCAGAAGATCCTCTGGTTCTTTCCTTACCAGTAGTAAGGTTATATCGAACCATTCCTGCTCCATCGCCTTTGAGGTACGCAGCCTGAAGTAAGCCATCGAACTCTGCATTCAGACGGTCATCATCCATCAGATCAGTAAAGGAAGACTTCTCTCCAGTGATCGGATCAATACCATTCTTGTGGGAATCGATGAACACTTCACGAGTAATCGTAATGTTCTTCCCGCTCTTATCCTTTGTAATGAAGAAGTCTCCATTATCCCGGTACTGAGAAATAGCGGTAACACTGGATTTACTTACCGCATCATTAAAGGCGTCGACAGCGGTTTTAATACCATCCATTGCCTGCTTACGAATACCGGCATACCGGACAGCCTCCTTAACTCCGGACCATACATTTATAAGGCTATCCTCAAAGTTACCTACCAAAGCTTCCCTACTCGTTGTATGAACAAACCAGGGTTGTGTGGCGGGATCTGCGTTCCTTGCAAACAGCGTGAACTGCCTGTTCTTGGATTGATTGTACTGGTCGAGTCTATCCTTAAAGTAATCTACGATGAAGTTTCTGGTAGCATCATCCGAGATGACTTCCTGAATCTGCTTACGCATAGTCTCTTCATCATATGTGGCATTACCGGAAAGGATGTAACCCATAAGGCCTTCAACCTTTTCAGCATACTCTGTGGTGTACGATTCACCTAAAGCTTCACGGAGACCTTGTTTAAAGGAATCCTCGATATACGCTTCTGGATTTTCGTTATAGGCTTTAAGGAATGCCTCTGCTTCTTCCTCACCCAGTACGGCAACCAGTAAGCTCTCAGATGCCTGCTTTGCCCCACCGAGAGATACTTCCATATAAGTATCGAGATTAGCAGCAGCGAAATCAAGGTACAGCTGCTTATTGAATCTATCAGCCAGATACTTAATTTGTGCGACTTCTTTATCTGTAGCCTTCCCCTCGGATGCTTTCTGAGCGAGGGTCTTCAGAGTATCGAGTTCCTTCTGCTGTGTGGAAGTAAGCGGTACAGCATCGGTTGCTTTTGCGAAATCGTAGTTTACAATATACTCACCGAGCTTCTGAGCAAGAGTAGTACCATCCTTTGTCTTTGCTTTGGTCATTCTCTCACCAAAGATCTCAGCCTGTGATTTGATATTAGCTTTGTCCTTATTATAGCTTACTACAGAAGTAGCACCTACCGAAATACCACCGGATAAAGCACCAGCTGCGATATCGAGGGCAAGGCTCTTTACAGACTCATCAAAGGCCAGCCTATAGGCCGTATCAAAATCATACCCCTGGAGCTGGAATTCATTCACAGATCTACGGAAAGAACTATCTTTACCAAGGATGATACCCTCAGAAATATAATTCGCTATCGTGGTGAATCCTTCTTCAGAGCCTTCAATACCAGCGCTTACTGCCGTGTTCTTAACCCACTCGACTACAGGCCTTGTCCAGTCTTTCGTGTCTTTTGCGTGGTATAACTTATCAAAAGAGAAATGCTCGAAGGCGGCTTCAGCTATACCAGCGAAGGTAGAAGCCAGTAGTGCTGTTCCGGGTTCTACTCCTCTGTTCTGTGTGAAGTCACGATAACTACTCATCGCAGCAGAACTGAAGAAAGTAATATCCGAAAATGCCCCGGCTACTAATTCATGCGCAGACTTGCCAAGTGCTACAGCACCTTCCGCACTTAAGCCAAGTGCCGAAGCAAGACCGGAGCCCATCCATTGTGTCATCTGGCTCTGGATAATACTTCCGTATACACCATAGCCAAAACGTGCAACCGACTCCGGAATAAACCCATTCGTGGCATCCGCTACAGAAGTACCAACCTGGTTGGTATATACTTCGTTAAGCATCTCTCCATACTCGGATACAGACATGGTCGGTGCAGTAAAGCTCATTCCTGTAGCGCCAATCTGGGATACTGTCTTTAAGTAGTCCGGAAGAGCGGTCATGCCCGTAAGGGCGGATACGACAGGACTACCAGCCGCAAATGCTGCGAATCCGAGAGGACTATTCTCCGCATTATAAGCTACGTTATAAGCCTTATTCTCCTGGAGCATGGACTTATATTCGCTATTGAGAATGTTATTAACTCCCATTGCATACCGCATAGCAGAGGCAGCACCCTCTTTTTCCCAGAGGTAGTAGAAGTTATTAGTCTCATCCTCATTGAAAAAGCCTAACTTTTCTCCATAGGCAAGATGGCTTCCGGGGTCATTCTCCGCATCGAGTTCTAAAGAAGTAGGCGTAAAGTATCTTGCATCAATTCCACCCGCAGACAGGAGAGCCATCATATCCTCTGCTTCGGACTTCGACATTCCCATTTCAGTCAATGCCTTCTGCGCCTGAGCTCTGCCAGAAAGTCCATGACTATTGCTCATGTAATTCTGGACCTGCTCAAACGTACTACGGAGGGCAGAAATGTCCGGAGCGTTTGCTTTGCCCTTCTGAACGGAAGCTGAATAATCCTTGTTGTTCTTTAGAGCGGTATCCATTTCTTTCGTTGCTTTCGCAAGGAAGTACTGAGACGGAGCGTAATTCTCTAAAGCTTCCGCATACTCGGTTTTGAATCCTTCTTTTGTCCGATCAACATAGGACTCAGCATAGCCCATGCCGTTTGCAACACCCATGCCCTGACGGAGGAATGCCTCATTTAGTAAAGAAGAAAAGCTATTAGTTGTTGCGAGGTCCGTATAATTCTTGTTGACTTCATCTAACGCATCATTGTATGCATCGACAGCACTCATACCACCATACTTCTTTTCATATGCGGCATCGAGTTCCTTATTCTGTTTTTCTTGCTGAAGCCTCTTTAGAATACCGAGCTCGTATTCTTCCATCGGAGTGCGGTCTATTTCCTGTGTGGACTCTTGCTGAACTGTTTCTGTTCTAGTATTCTGCGCGGCGGTGAGCTGAAGTTCTTTTACCTGCGCATCCAGTTCTTTATATCTCTTATAATCCGCATTGTTGCTTATATTCAAGCCATCCATTTCGCGGAGAAGAGAATTTATTTGAGTCTGGATATTTGAGTCTTTTCCGGGAGTGGAACTTGTGCTTACTGTAGGAGTCTCAGTACCATATTCAAGCTCATTAATATGCGCAGCCAGTTCTTCCGCTGAAGCGTTACTCCACTTATTAAGAATCTCCTTCTGGACATCTTCCCCTGTTACAGCAACGATGTAATCCAGCTTATCATCTATAGCCTTCTTTTCGGCGAAATAATTTGCGCTATTCTTATCAAGGGCCCCACGCTGTTGAAGTAAGCTTGCCTGTATCTCTTTCCAGTCATCTGCATTATAGCTTCGAACACCGCCATCTGCTGTCTTCTTCAAAGCATATTCGCGCCCAAAATCCACATAGCGGTTGGCTTTCTCAACGCTGTCACGAATCTGCTTCTCTTCTTCTCTGGCTATCTGGAGTAAACCGGGACGGGACTTATCCTCACTTACGATCTTTTGAAGTTCTGTCTTATACGCATCAAGCTTATTCCAATCTTCTACAGCAGCCCTTTGCGCATCACGATAAGAACCATATTCTGCTTTAGTATAATCGTGCTTCTGTTTCTCAGTAAGTCTGGATATCTCCTGCCGATAGTAATCCGCTTTCTCTTCCAGTTCGGCAACAGTATATCCACCGGAATAGTTTGCGGAATTGTTTACTTCAGCTTCGACATCCTGTTTCTTATCCCACTGGCCGAAGTAATCATTATTGGAAGTCAGAGTATCATAGACAGACTTGGACTGCTCCTTCATTCCTTTTACATAAGCGAGATAGTCCTCATTGTTTTTGAGAGCGGCATCCAAATTCTTCTTCTCTTCCGCAGAAGCAGAAGCATAACTCTGATCGTACTGGGCCTTAAACTCATCCACTTGCTTCTGGACATAAGACTCCAGCTCCTGGTTATCGTAGTAAAGGTTTGCAGCTTCCTGTTGATACACCTGCATCTCTTCTTCAGAATGCCAGTTACCATCCAGTGCGAAATCAGTAGCTGCCTGAAGACGGGTTTCATTATCCTGTGTCCATTCTGCTAAACCGGATATCCAGTTCCCGTTTTCGTCAGTGTGTCCTTCCCAATGATACGTTCCGTCTTCCTTAGTCTCATTACGTTTAGAGCCAGTAGTTCCTTCCGTATTCGCCCAAGCAGACTTATTACGCTCGAAGGTTTTATTATGGCGTTTGATTTCAGAAGAAGTCTTCTCCGCCGTCGCATCCGACTTTGCCGTTTCGGGCTCTACCTTTGGAGCTGTGGTGTCATTAATATGCGGTACAGTTACCTTCTCGGAGTAGGGGCGATATATGTCATTAATCCATTCCGGGCGATTGTCGTACTCCCCCGATGCTCTCCGAGCTTCTTCCGCCCTACGGCTCTCTTCCGCAGCGGCCTTACGTTCAGCTACGGTATCTCTAAACTCTGCGGCCTTCTCGGCAACCGCAGCTTTCATTTTTTCGGGGTCGTTGTCATTCTTCTGGACGAAGTCGTTTACTGCTTCGACGCCCTTTACAATCGCAGAACCGATAGCCGCGCCAATTCCACCTGTAATAGTATCTTTTATTTGACTACCTAAGCTCTTCTGTTTTTCTTGTTCATCTTTATTAGGCATGAAACAAATCTCCTTTTAATCTATATTATAAACCGAATGCCTGTCCTATAAATTGCGCCGGGGTTATTCCAAGATATGCTAACCCTGCCATTCCATCATTACCAACACCCATCGCTCTAAGAACTGTCTCCGGATCTGCGCCGAATGCCGCATAGACATTAGCATCAGTATATCCTGTTGGCTGAGTCACTGTAGGTGTTGTAACTGTAGGAGCGGAATAAGCTGCGACCTCACTATAGTAATTAGGAGAGGCTTCTAATTGACTAAGCATCTGTTCAGCCCCGGTAGGCACTGTGGTTGTAGCAGTGGTAGTTCCTAATGCAGGAAGACCTGCCACGCTAGTACTTACACCAAGAGCATTCGCAAGATACTGCTCGGGAGTCATACCCATTGCAGCTATTCCTGCCAGACCAGCATTTCCAATACCCATTGCCCTCAATGCTGAGGTAGCATCAGAAAACCCAAGCTGGCCAAGAACACCGGAAAGTGTACCTGCCATCGCTTCTCCTGTTCCGGCAGAAGCCATGCCGCCCATGCCCATTGCATTGAGAATTGCTTCAGACGGCTGAACACCAGCTTTAATAAGGGCAAGACCGACATCGGAAAGAAGCTGGCGCTCTTTGAGTTGGTTAGCAATAGCATCCTGCTGTGCCGCATAGGTCGGAGTGCCGTTAGCGAATGCACCAGTTGCATTAGCCGCATTAAGCTGTGCGCTGAGCCGTGCAGCTGCTTCATCGTTCTGGAGTTTCGCTGCATTAAGTCTCGCATCAAACAGGCTGTTCTCCTGGTTGAATCTGGCATTGAACAGATTATTCTGCTGATCGATCATTGCATTGGCTACATTCAGATTGAAGGCATCCGCATCCAGTTCTGCTCCGATCAGACTCAGCTTGAAGTTCTCTTCCCACTGAGCAACCTGGAGATTGAACTCGTCAATACCGACATTGGTTTCCTTTGCCCACTGATAGAGATCCATAAGTTCAGACAGATACTTCTGAGAAATATTAAGAAGCTGATTGGCTTTCTCAAACTCTCCCTGAGAACGGAGGTCCGCAATCTGTCTCGCTGTATCTGTTGCCAGTTGGGTCTGTTCCTGCTGGACGGTCATACGATTGGTAGCGGCAGTATTCTGAATCGTATTGTACTGTTCCTGTCCGATACCACCACGATCCCCACGAGCTTCATTGTACAAAACCTGGTTGTCCAGAGCTCTCTGTTCATCCATCGAGATCTGATCTCTCTGATTCTGATACTGCCTCTGGGCGTCCTGCATCACTCTCTGAAGTTCTACGATACCGTTCTTCACAGTATTGTCCGCATTCAGGATAGCTTGCCGACTCTGAAGATCCGTGATCTGACCAAGCATCTCTTCTTCCGGATGGGTATCAACATGATTAATCCTTCCGATATCTACATCCGCAGCTTGATCCCATGCTCTCTGGAAATCAAAGTTCTCAGGCAATGCGACTTCCTGTGGAAGATCTACTCTGTTTGGAAGTTCGACTCCAGTAAGAGGCTGATTCAGATCATACCCCGCCTGTTGAAGGAGTTGTGCGTAAGCTGCGGCTGCTTCAGGAGAACTGACTGCTCCTCCTTGAGTAATAGGAACATACGGAGTACCAGCTCCAGTGCCTGTTCCAGTACCAATTGTGGTTAGCCCGGTTCCACCGCCGAGCTGACCTAGTATGGCAGCAGCAGAACCATAGCCGCCTCCGCCACTCCCGTAGCCTCCGCCACTCCCGTAGCCTCCGCCACTCCCGGATCCATCCGGAACGTATCCACTCGGAACTGGTGTTTCGCTTTGGGGCTGAGCCCCCGGTGGTGTGAGGTTCGGTGTGTTTCCAGGGGCGGTATTCCCATTCCCATCTGCTCCTTCTCTCAGCATAGATGTCGGTACATAGCCGTTCGGGTTGCCATTTCCGGAGGTAGTAGACCCGCCTAAATTGTTTTTAACCCAGTCAACTGCGGAACTGGCCCAACCAGATACCGTGTCTTTAACTCCTCCTGGGCGATCACTAGTGTCCGGAGTACTAGTAGACGGGGTATTAGTAGGCGGAGTAGTTGCCGCTGTGTTCGCGGTCTTACCACTCTTCTGACTAGCCGCAAGAGCTGCTGCCGGAGAAGGATAGGCTCCCGTTTTAGTAGAATACCCACCTCCCACGTTTTGAGAGTTACCGCCCGCAGAAGAGCTCCCCTGTGGAACCGGCCCAATAGGTACGCCATAATTAGTTCCTGTTGCTGTGGTGGTCATAGCAACAGGATTGGACGTATAGTTCTTCTGATTATCAAAAGGCGCGGAAACTGTAGTTTCCTCCGTTCTGGCTCTTCCGTCGTTTTGATATTTGTCCGCCGCTACAGCTGCGGCTTGATAAGCAGCTTTCTGCGCATTTGTTAAATTATTATAATTCCAAAGGTTCTGCACTAATTGATTAGTACTTATTCCCCCAGAACTGGAGGCGTTCCCACCATAGTGACTTACTAATTTGCTCTGATCGTTTTTATATTTAGCATTGATTTCCTCTGCGGTCATTGCCAATTAAATCATCTCCTTATGTATGAATAAGGCTGGTGTCTAATGATCGGAAGACTCATCTTTTACCGATGGATTCTCTTCATTATTACTGACAACCCCGCCGTAATGCTTTATAAGCCGGTCCTGATCTTTCTTATACTTGGAATTAATTTCTTCTGCGGTCATATTCATATCTCCTTATATACGAATAGAGCCCATCCGTACATTGAAACGAATGGGCTTATGTTGTTTATCACTGTATTGTGTAAGTATTATCATCCTTATATCCCATAGCATCCCCGTATTGAACTTCCCCATTACCCTGATAGTAGTAGTTATATTCCTTCGGAGAACTGTCGGCGAGACCTTCACCGATAATATAGGCGATGATAGTACCACCAGCCATGATCAGGGATGCAACACGTTCCAGAGTAGCGGAAGAGCCACCGAGGAATACGCCGATGCAGGTAACGAAGGATACAATTGCCGCCCAGAATTTACGGGAGGTGAGTTTTCTTATGAGGTTCTTTTTGGTTTCATCATTCATATTGTATCATCCTCCTTACGGTTTTCTGTGATGATCTTCATTATTAACGGCACAGGCATAGACACATATCAGCGCGAATATCGTAAAAACCAGTAAATTTTCCATCATGCATGCACCAGAAATCCGCCTGTCGTTTTCATTTTGTGATACATCTGCTCAATGTATTCCATAGCTACTTCTCCTCGGCTGTTTTTAAAATCCGGGTGATTAATAACAAACCGTTTATAATAGCTTACGTCATCCAGGATATCCTCGAAGTGACTCTCTGAGCATGGTATCTCGTCCTTTGATACCGCCCGACAGAGCTCATCGTAGAATCGCAAGATCCTTACCCTAACTTGTTTGGCATTATCAAATTCGTTTTCTTTGATGTGTTTGTCCAGCTTCCTATCCAGACCATCGACCTTGTCACCAAGTGCTGCCAGACTGGCTTCTGTCTTCTTCCTATTAGCAATGATAGTAGGAATAATCCCGACAAGAGCAACAAGGATCGGAGCCAACACCTGGATGAAGGCAATTAAATTTGCCATCATCGATCACCCTTTCTGAGTAAAATCTATTTCACAACTGTCAACCCCGCAGGTGTGATCTTTTTTATTAAGCCCTAGCTTCGGCTCATGTTCGCAGCACCAGCAGAGATCCTTCCCTGCTGGCACCGGCTGTCCGCATTTTCTGCACTTCGGCAGATCATTCCCCATCTTCTCTGTCATGTAGCTGCCCCCAAATTGCATTGCATTCTGTTTGTGTGGCTGCCCAGTGGGAGTCAACTTTCTCTTCCAACTCAACTACCTTCTTAAAAAGCATCGCATCCGTGAATATCAAAAGTACAATCGCGAGAGATAACAATATAATCGAAATCATTTTATTTTTTCTCCTTAGAAGAACTCGCAGTCCATTTGTTGTCGATCATGTCCGTTACGAACATCTCCAGTTCGTCTCTGTCCAGCATAGTCTTATTCTCCTTTAATCTGACTTCCATCCACCCAGCCGTAGGCGTCGCTTCCACCCTGCATGGGGGAAACGTGATACGGATGTTTGGAACCAAGTCTCACTGCTGTGATCTTAACTTTACCAGGGTTATAACTCATTCCAAAGTTGGCATTCGCAGAAACCCGCGCTTTGCCACCGAGGAACTCCACAATCTGACCGAGCT